TTTGCAGAAATATTTAATTAAGGAGGGATAGCATGAAACACATTTTAGCATGGTCAACAGCAATACTATTCACAATGTTGTTTGCACTAATCACTTTCGACTTTCATTACAGTTTAGTAATTAGTGTTTTAAGTTTCATTGGTAGTTACGCATTTTGGAATAGCCATTACGCAGAAAAAAAGACTGATAAGCACGCCAATGCCTAACAGTCGGAAGATTTACAAAATATACAAATTAAATATACACGGAATTGAGGTGTTTCGTCAAATGGCAGAAGAATACGAAACAAAAGAAGTAGCTTATCTAATCAAAGAACAAGACGGAAAACGTAGATATATAACAAATAAACCTAACCATCCAGAAGATGCAACTTACAACATTCAGCGTAGAAATGCTAGGCGTTTAACAGGATTAGAAGAAATAAACATTCAATGGGAAGAACATCTTATTGAAACAGAAACTACAGTGACAAAAAAATCTTATAAAACATACAGTGTAGATCAATTGAAGGAGGTACAAGATGACTGAACAAACATTATTTCAACAACTTAATTCAAAAGATGTGAACGATCATGTCGAAAAGAAAAACGGATTAACTTATCTAGCATGGTCTTACGCGCATCAAGAGCTTAAGAAAATAGACCCAACATTCACAACAAAATATCACGAGTTTCCACATCCAGATGTAAATAGGGATGACTATTTCGTGCCATATCTCGCTACGCCAGAAGGATATTTTATACAAACGTCAGTAACTGTTAAGGGTCAAACAGAGACAGAATGGTTACCGGTATTAGATTTTCGTAATAAAGCACTAGCAAAAGGTAGTGCAACTCCATTCGATATCAACAAAGCACAGAAAAGATGTTTCGTTAAAGCTGCTGCATTACACGGTCTCGGTCTTTACATTTACAACGGAGAAGAAGTGCCGAGTGCTAGTGATAACGACATTACAGAATTGGAAGAAAAAATAAATCAATTTGTAACTATCTCACAAGAAAAGGGTAAAGACGCAAATTTAGATAAAACGATGCGTTGGCTTGGAATTTCTAACATCAACAAAGTATCGCAAAAAGAAATAGCAAATGCACATGTGAAATTAGATGCAGGATTAAAACAATTAGATAAGGATGATAAAGATGATAAATAGATTTGTTGGAGTAGGACGTTTAACAAAGGACCCAGAATTCAGAACTACACCAAGTGGGATAAGTATTGCAAACTTCACATTAGCATGTAACCGTCCATTTAAAAATAAAAATGGAGAACAAGAAGCAGACTTCATTAACGTTGTAACGTTCCGCAAACAAGCTGAAAACGTTAATAATCACTTGAATAAAGGTAATTTAGCTGGAGTTGATGGTCGTATTCAATCAAGAACTTATGACAACAAAGAAGGACAACGTGTTTTCGTTACTGAAGTTGTAGCGGACAGTGTTCAATTCATGGAACCTAAATCACAATCTAACGGACAATCTCAACAGCAAAGTGGACAAGCTAAGCCACAACAAGCACCTGCTAAAGATAACCCTTTTGCTAATGGCGTAGACATAGATAATGATTCTTTGCCGTTCTGATTGGACTGATTAAATGTCTAAGATACAAAACTACATCCAACAAGATGATGGCACAATAACTGCTGTCATTGAGGGTGTGACATTAGAAAATAAAGACTTCTTACTATTAGATAACGGATTAGAAGTTGAGTGTGAAGTAAGCATCACAGATCCATACAAAATAACTGATAAGCAACGTAGAAAGATATTTGCGCTTATGAACGATATAGAAGCTCATACAGGGCAACCACAGGATTATATGAGGAATGTATTCCAAGAATACGTTCGTGTCTTATACGCCTATGAGAATCGAATATCACTAGCTGATTGTTCTCGTAAAGTAGCTGGTCAAATTATAGATATAGCAATCGAATGGATATTTGAAAATGATATACCACTTAGATTTAAAACGAGTGACCTTATCAAGAACGATAGAACATTCTTATACATGGCTACTATCAATAGGAAATGTGTTATTTGTGGGAAACATGCAGAACTTGCACATTATCAAGCGGTAGGTAGAGGACGTAACAGACGTAAGATAGAACATCTTGGTAATAAGGTACTTGCATTGTGTTCGAACCATCATAGAGAGCAGCACACGATTGGTATGGATAGCTTCAATAGTAAATATCATTTAACTGATAGCTGGGTGGATGTAGATGAGAAATTAAACAGAATGTTGAAAGGACTGAAAACTAAATGAGTAAGTTATTAATTGATGATTATCCAATACAAGTGCTGCCTAAATTGGCAGAACAAATTGGATTAAATGAAGCAATCATACTTCAACAAATGCATTACTGGTTGAATACAAGTAAACATTCACATGAAGGTAAGAAGTGGATATACAACAGTTACAAAAGTTGGGAAGAACAATTCCCTTTTTGGAGTAACGTTACAGTGAGGCGAACAATATCAAGCTTAGAGAAGCAAGATTTACTTTATACAGGTAATTTCAATAAAGCTGGTTTTGATAAAACTAAATGGTATTCAATCAATTATCTAACTTTAGAAGGTGTGAGCAAACGAGTTGCTCAAAATGAGCAAACGAATGAGTCAAAAAGAGCAAATGGAGATGCTCAAAATGAGCAAACCAATACCATAGACTACACAGAGACTTCTACAGAGAGTTTAGACGTTGACGAAACATTTAAATATATAACTAAAGAATTAGAAATGATAAGTAATCCATTACAAATTGAAAACCTAGAATATGAGATCAAGCTAATAAAAGATGATGCTTATGAAATAACTAAGATAGCTGTTAATTACTGTAAAGAAAAGAATAAAGGAATACCTTACCTAATATCTATATTAAAAAATTGGAATAAAGAAGGCATAGATACGGTAGAAAAAGCTAAGGCTAAAGTAGAGCCTAAAAAACGTAAGCAACCTAAAAAAGAATCAGACAACTTCCTCGAAAGGAAACGTCAAGAATTAATGGGAGGATAAACCATGTCAATGACTAAAAAAGAAGCTTTCGAAATCATTGAGATGTTAGCCAATGTATACAACATGGAATTGAACGATACTAAATTCAATTTGTGGATTAACTTCTTGTGTGAAGATGGCGATTACGAACCATCAATGAAGATGGCTAAGAAATATATAAAAGATGGCAACGTCTATCCACCTAAAATACCTAATATCATGCGAAAGTTTCCTAAGACATTTAAAGACGATGAACCAGATGAAGAAACTAAGTTGCATAGATGGAAGATGGATAACGACCCAGACTATGTTAAACAACGTAAACAGGCGTTAGAACAATTCAGACGTAAGGTAGCAGAATTTGATAGAGGTGATGACGTTGATTAATGAGCAATATGAAATTGAAAGTACAGTCATTGCCAGCCTATTACAGAAACCTGATTTGTTAGAGAAGTTAAGAGTAAAGCCTTATATGTTCCAAAACGAACATTTCAAAGGATTCATGGAATATGTGCTAGATCAAGGCAAAGTTGATTTGAATGAGATATATCTGAAAAGTATTAAGGATAAAGAATTTCTAAACAATGATGTAATTGGTCAACTATACAAAACAGATTTTATTGGTTACGGATTCTTTGAAAGATACCAACAAGATTTATTACAGAATTATCAAATCATTAAAGCAAACCAACTTGCTGATGACTTCAAACAATCTGCTACACCAGAAACATTTAATGAAATGGTGGAACAACTTAAAGATTTAACGAGTATCGCAACTAAAAAAGAAGATGGTACGCAACGTTACGCTAAACAATTAGTTGAGGATTTGTATAGTGATGAACCAGTAGAACGAGTGAAAACAAAGTATCAACTTATGGATTATAAGATTGGTGGATTTGAACCGAGTCAATTAATTGTAATAGCAGCACGACCTAGTGTTGGGAAAACTGGCTTTGCTTTGAATATGTTATGGAACATAGCCAAGCAAGGACACCAAACATCATTCTTTAGTATCGAAACAACAGGTAAAAACGTATTGCAAAGACTGTTAGCAACTATCACAGGCATTGAGTTGAATCGTATTAAGAATGTACAAGACTTAACACCAGAAGAATTAACGAAATTAACAGATGCGATAGACCAAATTCTTAAATTAGGTATCAATATTAATGACGATAGTACAACAACACCTCAAGACATTAGATCTCAAGCAATGAAACATAGCGATAAGCCACAAGTTATATTCATTGATTACTTACAGCTTATGGAAACAGATACGAATGTTGATAGACGAGTTGCAGTTGAAAAGATATCACGTGACTTGAAAATCATAGCGAACGAAACAGGCGCAATTATAGTCGTACTTTCACAATTAAATCGTGGTGTTGAATCACGTAACGATAAACGCCCAATGTTATCAGATATGAAAGAGTCTGGCGGAATAGAAGCAGACGCAAGTATGGCGATGATGTTGTATCGAGATGACTATTACGAGCAGGAAGATGTAGATGATTCTGGTAAGTCAATTGTTGAATGTAATATCGCTAAAAATAAAGACGGTGAAACTGGTGTGATTGAGTTCGAATTTTATAAGAAAACGCAGAGGTTTTTCACATGACTATAGGACAATTTCAACAATTACTTGGATATCTATACAGAACGACATACAAAGACGATACGCTCATTCAACGTAATTTGCTTGAGTTAGGTTGGGCAACTGAAAGATTGCTTGTGAGTGGTCGCATAACGCCATTTGATGTGTATGAAGAAAAGAAGGACATTATTTTTGAAGAAATGGAGTGGACGGACATATGGAAATAATCGAAAAGTACTTTCTTTATAGATCAGATGGAACAGAAGAAATAGAAGTAGAGAAACTTAATAGAGATATAAATATAGTTAGAACGCTCACAGGCGCTCATTTTAGCGAAGAAAGTAAAAAGATGACCGATGGTGAGGTAAAACGTTTTAAAGGTGTGTACAGGCTTCTATATGAGAATGAGATAGGGTTACAAACAACAATATTTGATATATAGGAGTGATCAAATGGAATTGAATAAAATCTACAATGAAGATTGTTTAATAGGTATGAAAGAAATACCTGATAAGTCCATAGATATGATTTTATGTGATTTACCTTATGGCACCACTGCGTGTTCATGGGATGAAATAATAGACCTTAATGAATTGTGGTCACAATATAATAGAGTTATTAAAGATAAAGGAATGATAGTGCTAACTGCCAATAATCCTTTTACAAGTAAACTTATAATGAACGATACAAAACAATACTCACATGAATGGTTATGGGTAAAAACAAACAATAGTAATTTTTTAAGAGCAAATTCGGAGCCATTAAAAAATTTCGAAAATATTCTGGTTTTTGTTCGTCAAGAGCGTGACAAATACAACGACAATCCCTATAGATATAAACTCAAAAATTTAGCAGAACAATTAGGAAAGAGCAACATTGAAAAATTATTTTTTGAAGAGGGTAGATATTCATCAATTCAATCGGCAAGAACTCACGCGGCGTTTAAGTTTGGATATTATGGTGGTAATAGGTTTGATGTTATGGATGAGAAAATGTTTAATTATCTTTCAAATTATATAAAATTTAATTTTGAATATAAGGATTTGAAAAAATCTAAAGAACTTAAAAAAAGTAAAAAAAGAACATATAACCCACAGGGGACAGATAGTGTTTTTTTAAAAAAGGAAGTAGCAAAAAAACCAGAATATATAGGTGAAAGACCAAATCAAGATGGGAAAGAATATTATCAATGTAAAACAAACTATCCTAAAGCTCTATTAAATTTTAAACACGATAAAAATAAAATACATCCCACTCAAAAGCCAGTAGCTTTATTTGAGTATCTAATCAAGACATATACAAATGAAGGTGAAACGGTACTTGATAACTGCATGGGTAGTGGGACAACAGCGATTGCATGTATCAACACTAATCGTAACTTCATTGGTTTCGAATTAGACGAAGAATATTACGAAACATCAATCAAACGCATAAACAATCATGTGGAAGACAAACAAATAGATTTGTTCGAGGTGATGGATAATTGAGTAAATACAACGCAAAGAAAATTGAATACAAAGGATTTGTATTCGATAGCACAGTAGAATGTGAGTATTACCAATATTTAGAAAGTAGATTACATGTAGATGGCTTTGATTATATTGAAGTGCAACCAAGATATGAATTGATACCTAAGTTTGGCAAGCAACGCAAAGCTGAATATATTGCAGATTTCGCACTATGGAATGGCAACCGGTTAATAGAGGTCATAGATGTAAAAGGGATGGCCACAGACACAGCTAAATTGAAAGCTAAGTTATTCAGTTACTTGTATCAAGATGTGAAGTTAACGTGGATATGTAAAGCACCTAAATACACAGGACTAGAGTGGATCACGTATGAAGATTTAATTAAGGCTAGACGAGAACGCAAGAAAGCGAAGTGATTCCAATGGAACAAACAATCACACTACAAATCAAAGTGGAAGTTGAACAGGAAGTCACAGTACCTGTGGCAGACAATTACGACTTAGAAGAAATAAGTAACAGTGAAGCAGATAAAGTAGCTGAGAAATATAAAAATAACCCAGAGTTACTAGGATTTGAAGATATTAAGTTCAGACAAGTATCAGACGTACAAGTTAAGGATTATTAGGAGGACAAATAATATGCCAACAAGAATGGAAAAGGTTAAAGATGATAAAGGTAATTTGAGTTACGTAATGCTTGATGGAACAGATGAAATACTAATAGATGTGGATGATTACAAAGAGGCCAAAAGTATGAAGTTAACTGATACTGTAATCAGATATCAAGCTAGAAAAGGTAAACGTCAATTTAAAAATTACATTAGAAAATATGAACAACGTCAAGGTGTGGAAAGACTCGCTGCAGAGGACAGAGAACGTGCTGAACGTAGACGAGATAAGTTAGATGCTAAACAACGTAAAGAACAAGAACGACTGCAAATGATTGAGGATGCGAAGTGTAGAGACCCATACTGGTTTGACAATACTTGGAATCAAATGTTCAAGGGGTGGAGTTAATGAAAATTAGAGATTTGAATTTAAATCAATATGTTGTTGTGAAAGATTTAGGTGCTGGTAAGTATAGTAGTGGTATGCGTGTGATAGGTAAGGTGGTTGAGATTGACGATAAAGGAAATTATGCGATTATCGAATCGCTACCTAAACACAGATATGAAATCACAGACTTCAACGATTTCGAGGTGTGGGCGAAAGAGATAGAAAATAAGACGGAGCGTATGAGTAAAGTAAAAATAAAAGATTTGAATTTAGGTGACACAATCCGGATACCACACGGAATAATGAATTTAGAAGGTAAAGTGGTTTCCATAAACGATGTGTTTGCGACAGTGCACTTTCCTTCAGTAGGACATAAAGCTATAGGTGATGAGTCGGATTTTAAAAGAATTAGAAAAGCAAGAAAATCATTGGACCCTAATAAATGGTTAGAGAAAGCTATTGAGGAAAATAAGGAAAATTCAAAATCAGTTTTAGAAGCAGGTTTAGGCGTTGGTAAACCTACTACTGAATATAATCAAACCAACGACTTACAACAACGTAAGCGTAAAGATAACGTCAACAGTCCTTCACATTATAACTATGGTGAGATAGAGGTGATAGATTATTGTGACCAAGTGTGCAAGCAATATCCACCGGAATTAGCACCTTATGTGTTCAATGCAATTAAATATTTGAGTAGAGCAAATCATAAGAACGGTCGCGAAGATATTGATAAAGCAAAATATTATGTACAACGATTATTTGATAAGTGGGAGTGATACACGTGTTTAATGAAATTTGGAAAGATATAAAAGGATATGAAGGTTTGTATTCAATTAGCAATACTGGACGAGTTAAAAGATTAGCTAGAAATAGAATAATAGCAACAGGCGTGAACAAACCATTAAAAGAAAAAGAAATAAAAACATTTAAAGGGAAGCTAGGATATATTCATGTCAATTTATGGAAAAACGGACAAATAAAGCAACATAGAATACACAGATTAATAATGTTGGCACATACTAATAAGCCCGAAGATAAAAACATAATTAATCATATAGACGGAGATAAATCGAATAACACACTAGGAAATTTAGAATGGTGTACTGCCAGAGAGAATACAATTCACGCATACAAAACAGGACTTGCTAAAGGGAAAAAGGGAATTGAAAACTCACAAGGTAGGCTAACGAATGAAGAAGTTATATCAATGCGTAATCTATATGCCACTGGAGAATATACACAAAAAGAAATTGGTGAAATCTTCGGTATCAGTAGAAGACATGTAGGGGATATTGTCAATGGTAAAAAGTGGACCTGGTTGAAAGAAAAAGAATTATCACAATGATCCTATCCGACACTATCAAAGTTAAGTACAAAATTGATACTAAAGGCAGAAACACTGTCGAAATGACAAAGCTACTAAGAGATTGTGGAGTTAAAGGATTCTTATACTCTCTTAATCCACGTAGCATTGTCATGGCAGTGTTACCAGAGGACAAGGAACATAACAGGAAAGTTTTAAATGGGATAAAGGAGTGATGGCGAGTGGAATTATTAAAACCCTGCCCCTTTTGTGGAGGTCGTGCAGATTTAAGTTATAGTTTCGACAAAGCTTTAGTTGAATGTACTAACACTAAATGTAAATTACAACCTTCTACATGGTTACACGTTAAAACAGATAGCGTAGATAAGTTAGTTAAGATATGGAACACACGAAATTACGAGGAGTGATTAAAATGGCTACAGATAAACAAGTAAAGTATGTTCAATCATTACAAGCACAGTATTATGACAGCGATATATCTGAAGAAGGTATGTTATCAAAAACTGAAATAAAGATGATGAGTAATGAAGAAGTGAGTAATAAAATACACGAACTCAAAAAAGGGATAGCACAAGATGAACTGTTTAATGAGTGCATGAGTTATGGATTACCTAATCAATAAAGGAGTGATGGCGAGTGATACCGAAACACTTTTTCAATGACGTTAGGATAACTGAAAGTAGCATTAAAAAAGCTAGAAAATACTTTTATGATGGCTCTTTAAAAAGAATTGATGAGGTGTTGAAAGGCGAGACATTTCTAAATGATGAAAACGATGTAAAAGATTTTATCGTGTTTGAATTAAACAATGCTAAAAGCACTTTATTAGGCGATAACGACTACAAACCTTATTTTTTACAACATGCGTACTACATTCAGACGGGTGAGAGTTTATCTCTTATGTACAATTAAAGGAGTGATGGCGAGTGAGAATAGATGTCAAAAGAGATAGAGTAACAATGTCTGAAAATGAATATAGACAAGTAATGAATGAACTTAATCAATACAAAAAAGCTTATCAACACTGTGTGGATGATTTAATCGTCTTGCGTGCAAATAATAAACGTTTGGAACGAGAGAATGAGAAACAACTCGCATTACTGAAACAGTTTAGAAAGCTCATAGATTATAAATTATCACTGCATCAAGGCAGTTCAATGTATAGAGAATATCGAAGTAAGTTAGATAAGTTGGGGGTTAAGTAGATGGCGTATGAATATGAGACGAAAAATTTAATTGCTAAGTTATCAGGTGTGTGGGTCGAGAGTGAAAAGAAAGAGATATTAAAAGAACTACAAGAAGTCTATCGCAAAGCCTGTGCTTTTGACCGAATAGCAGAAGTTCATAGCGATAATGATCTTTACAGTGATGAATACGTATTGGAGACCATACAAGAACAGATTGATGAACTGGAGCGTGCAGACGATGAAAGATAGAGAATATAAAGATGCATGGCAAACTTTTAAAGAAATGAGAATACAAGAATATATAAAACTTCATCGCACTGTGAATCAAGTTATAAAACCTAATAATCAATACCATTTATTTCAAGTAGCTAATGCAATGGTAGGTAGAAATGATTTAGCGCACATATTAAAAGAAATGGACAAACTAGACGGCACAAACGAATTTAGCAACTTACTAAGCGATTTGGAGGACAATCAAAATGATTAACACATTAGAAATAAAACTACTAAGCGACAATGCAACTAAACCTAAACGAGCAGATGATGAATCGGCTGGTTACGATATATATGTAGCAGAAACAGTGATACTTGAGCCACAAGAGAAAGCATTAATTGCAACTGATCTAGCAGTGAATATTCCTAAAGGTTATGTGGGATTACTTACAAGCAGAAGTGGTGTGAGTAGTAAGACACATCTTGTAGTTGAAACAGGGAAGATTGACGCAGGGTTTCAAGGTCATATGAAGATTAATATTAAGAATGATAGAGAGTTTACGGTTTGTAATGAGCATGAACTTTGGGATATATCGGAGACACCGTTAGAAAAAGTAACAACAACGAAAGTATATAGCCAAGGTAGTTACCAAATCAACAAAGGCGACCGACTAGCACAGTTAGTTATCGTGCCAATATGGACACCAGAGTTAGTAACAGTTAAGGAGTTTAGCAATGAAACAGCAAGAGGAGAAAATGGTTTCGGTTCAAGTGGAACAAGATAAAGATATTCTTCAAAAAGTTAAGGAAGTGTTGAGGAAATGACACAGTATTTAATTAGAACACTTACCGATTCAACCGGCACACCTTTCACTCATGTAACTAAAGCACGAGAGAATGAAAAGTTTACTGTGGTTGAAGCAGAGAGTAAGGAAGAGGCGTTGGAAATGGCAGATAAACCCAAAGGATTATTAAGTGTAGTACCTTCTAGTTTTAATAACGGTCCAATTAGTAGAGCTTTATCGCAAGGTAACAAATAGAGAGAGGACAGTGAGTAATTTGGAAATAGGTAAATACTATTATGTTGTTACACGCAATAATCAAATGGCTACCGGTTCAGTTGTAAGTTTGTATGCTGACTGGGAAGTCATCGAGAAAACTATAGAAACTACAACAGATATTACTAAGGTTAGATTGTATGAAGATTATGATGACGCATTGAATTTTGCAGAACAATATAACTTAGAAGTTAAGAAAGTTAGAACAGACATTCTAGGATTGGGGAGTAAATAAATGACTAAGTATATATGTGTAAGAAAAATGGATTTCAGTCCAAAGGAATATGAAGTGGGCGACATCGTTGAAATTAACAAATTGGACGAACCTATAACGGAAAGATATGAATTTGAAGATTTAACTTTTTCTGCAGAATTACATTATGAAATAGTAGATACAGGGTTCAGGTTGCAAGACAATACGTTGAAACGTTTCTTCAGAAAAGTACAACCTAAAGACACTATTCGCAAACGAATACTCAAAACACTACTAATCATTACCCTATACGAACTAAGCAAATACGTTACGAATGAAATACTAATTAAACTACAGGCAAACGATGATATAGATCAGCCGAAAGATTATGAGGAGGAGAAGTAATGTGGATAATTATATCAGTACTATTAGGACTTACATCACTATACCTACTCATATCAAACAGTATTAAGAATGACCAAATAGCAGCGTTGAAATACACAATCGTTTATATGGCAAGTGATGAAGATATTGAAAAGGCTATGCAAGAGTGGAAGAGATTTAAGGATTAACTGGGAGGTAGTGTATGGATTATAAATCATGCAACAAAGTAGAAAGTGTAAGAGTAGATTATCTTTATTTTTATGAAGTGTATGACGAATACTATATAGAAGATTTAGATAACTTCGCACAATCGATTGACCATCATATGAACACAAATAACTATAAAGTATTTGAAGTGGATACATTGGAGAATGAAAGATTGATTATAGATACAACTAAGATAGTTAATGTGCGTATCTTATATAAATAACCTGGAGGTAACATATGTACACACCAACTGAAGTGAAACAATTAATAACCGATTACCACTGGATGCGTAGACTTATTGACCATCAAGTGTATGAGTATGATAGTACATCTACTGGACAGTATGGTATAGAGTCCGCTATGCCTAAAGCTCAAGGTGGTACTGGAGATAAGGTGTTAGTTAGAGTTATCAAGAACGATAAGGATAGACGTAAGACACAGGAGCTTATAGAGAAGGTAGCATTCATTGATGACTATGAGCATCTTATAACCAACGATAAGAACTATCATATACTACAACTACTTAAACAAGGTGAGAAGATAAATACTATTGCTATGTTAATGAAGGTAGATCGTAAGGAAGTATATCGTAAGTTAGATATCATTGTGAGTATCTATATGGATGCGCAGACCTAGTGTGGACAAATGTCACATATGCCACATATGACACACTATTATTATTATCCATATACTATGTTATATAATATCCATATGGGATAGATACTTATCGTTCCAGTACCTATCATCGTAAATACTATATTATATTGAGGCACACCAATTCCACTGGTGTGTCTTTCTTTATATGACCCGTTTAGCTTATTGAGTAAAAGCGTCCAACATATGGTGGAATATAACAGTGCGATTCTGTTAACGGGTTTCTTTATATGTTGATTGATACGAGTATCATCACATGAAAAACTTATTTACTTTTTCTTAATCATAACGTCATGATGATGTACTCATATGAGTTAACATACATAACTCACATGTCATACTTAATGGTGATCCATATGTATCTAGACTAAGGAGCTTAACTCTTATGATTAATTACAATGAATATAAAGAACGTAAACGTTTCTATAATAGCAAAGCATGGGAAGATGTTCGGTTATATGTAATAAAGCGTGATAATCATGCATGTGTATGGTGTAAAGCAGAAGGTAAAGTGGTTACTGAAGGTTTAGAAATAGACCATATAGAAGAATTACAAGATAGACCAGACCTCAAACTTGAACCAGATAATCTAAGAACGTTATGCAAAGCTTGTCATAATAAAAGACATGTACGTTTTCAATACGGTGGAAATCAATTCAAACCGAAAGAAAATAAATGGGATGATGAATTGTGGTAAAAAGCACGCCCCCCCATCAAATCATTTCCCAATTATTTCCTGACCGGGAGAACGGCGTGTGG